CGGTTCGATGGATGGGCCAGTTTTGACCCACCATCGAGAGCCGATTGCCGGATAAAAAAGGATCACGGAGTTACCCCAAGCTTTTGCTCGGCGTCTGCGACCGCTTCCCGGACCCAATGCTCATCAGCGATACGTAACTCCGAAAAGTGATTCAAGACGTCATCCATCGCTGCCTGCCGGTCGTAACCAACACGCTTGCCATGGAGTGGGCGCATCATCTCATCACGTACCGCGAGAATGGCGTAGGCTTCAACCGCCTCAGTGGTGATCATTGGGCGGCCCCTTCCCGCGTCAACCGCTCATAGGCTTCGGTTAACTCCTCCATCGTCGGCTGGGGCATGTCCTCAAGCGCGCAAGCGCAATCAGACCACACGCCGTTGGGGTCGATCCGTTGGAGGCGCGTGGCGAGCTGGGAGCGGGGGTCGGTGTGTGGGGTGCTCATATGTCACCACTATAAATGAGCAATCCGCGTTACGCAAATTGCAAGTACTTATGGCGGGATTAATTGGGCTTATGGGGCGGAGCGATGGGGGCTAGCGCATGGGCCGGGCGCGGTCTCCGGAGTGCATCTCTGCAATCCCTATCGGTTTAGTAGAGATTAATTCTCGACTAGCCTTATCGACTTGTAGGGATAATGCTTGCGGTACGATAAGGGCATATGGCAATGCCTCTACTTGAATCAGCAAATAGAGCCTCAAACACCGATAAAGCCTCCAGCCTAAAGCGCCTCAAGCGCCTCTCCCGCGTCCCCTCCCGTGCAACTACCATCATCGAGCAAGCAAACGCCGATGCTGATGCGCCTGTTCAATGGCCCCCAACTATCCGCGATGCGCTCCGCGTCCTGACCTACAAACAGCGCCGTCTGGTCATCGGTATTGCGTCAGGAATGCCACGAATTCAGGCCTACAAGGCTGCCTATGACGTCTCTGAAACCCGTTCAGATGATACCGTCGCAGCCGAAGCAAGTACCGCTTGCTCAAACCAAAAGGTGGCCCATTCCATAGACCTCATTCTCGATTGGGTTGATCGAGAATGGTTATTTGACTCAAAAGATGCAGTTGAGACGCATATTTTACGGCTAGATGAAGAGTCCCAACACGCGAGTAAGGCAAGCGACCGCATCGCGGCAAGTGTCGCCATCCTCAAAGCTCACGGCGCGTTCGTCTCGCGTTCCGAGGTCAAGCACATTCACACAGTTGACTCTCCCATGGCAGATCTGATAGAGGGACTCTCCTCCATGCTTGGTCTCGCTCAGCCTGTTCCGAAAACCCCCGCGCAAATCGAGGCAGCGGACGTTGCAAGTGTTGAGTTTGTCGAGCCTGAATAAGGCGTTCCACAACCTATAGGTTTGCGAACGGGCTCCTGGGCCAGACCTTGCCGACTATTGGCAAGGGAGCATCGGCGCGTCTGGCGTCGTGCGACCTGGCACAGCGCGGACCCCGCACGTCTGATCTCTGCCGGCCGTTTCAACGGCCCACCCCACCCGGACCCCCACGACCCCCGCCCCCCACGCCGGCTGGTGATTGGTACTACCACTCTCACACCCTGGCTTCCTGAGCACCACCACGCCGAGGTGCCCATCAATTTCAGCGACCCCCCCCCGCCTTTTTCTGATCGGTTGGAGTGTCACCCCAGGGTCAAAACACGGGCCAAGGTACCATTAGTCCTACGAGTACTACCGTTCCAAAAGTATATATACGGGACAAATTGCGCCTCTCTGGCTGATTTCACAGTTTTTGAGTTTTTGAGTTTTTGGTGAGAATTTTTCCGGCAAAATGGACGAGTTTTTGAGTTTTTGAGTTTTTGAGCCTACATATTATAAAATCACACCTCTCTACTGTACATTTTTTACACAATGAGTTTTTGAGTATATATATCACAATGGTTTTATGTATATATATGATAATAAAGGACTTAGCAAAAAGTAGAAAATATTATTATAGGGCTCAAAAACTCAAAAACTCAAGAACTCAAAAACACCCTTTTTCAAAAACTCGTTCGCCCCGGAGCCGGTCGACGTAGTTCGACAGGATCCAGGGCGACTCGACCAACATAGTACTACCCTCCGACAGCGCTCACCCCCACCCGGACCTCAGACCGGATAGTAGTACTCGCAAGCCTGCCTCGTGCGCTTCTCGGATTGGCAGCGGATGATGCCGGAGTTGAGCAGGTAGGACAGGTGGAACTCGACGTCCGACTTCTTGACATCGCCGCCGAGGCGGGCGCGGAGGTATCCGCGAGAGACGCCGATCTCCGACGAGGAGCGGATCTCCTCGATGATCCGGTCGCGTAGTTTGTCCTGCTTGAGCGACAGCGAGCCGGCATCAAAGATCCATTTCACCGAGTCCGTCGAGTAGCGCCAGACCTCCAGAGCCGCCAGGAGATGATTTTGTCCGATGGTAGGGCTGCGGTCCATCGCGGCGTAGATCGTGGCTAGACGGCGCACATGCGGCTCAGCGCGGGACATCACAGCGCCGACCACCCCACTGGGAACTTCACCTAGCTGGTCGTAGACCGTGTGCCATAGTTCGTTGGCCTCGGAGTCGAAGTTGATCGCCTCCAGCCGGCTCTGCGTCCAGCCAACCGCGCAGTCGATCCGCTGGGCGATCTCGGCGATGTCCTCTTCGCGGACCGAGCCGCCAAGCGGGAGAGACTTCGAGCGGCGCGCGCAGGCCCACAGGAACCGGTTCGTGACGCCGTTGGTGTTCTCCACCGACTTCAAGCACTTGGAGAGTTCGTCCTTCGTGATGTGGGCGATGATGCTCACGTGCGGGTTTTTGGCTGTGATGCGGTTGTTTTTGGTCATTGGAGCGAGGACTAGCGGGGAGTCCCAGGCCTGGCGCATGACGCCGGACAGGGTGTTGCCCTCCCGCGACATGCTCTTGAGGGCGCTGGAGAACTCCTCCTCGACGATGAGCAGGCGCTTGTCGCGCTCTCCGGGGTCGGTGACGACCTCCTCCATCTTGCCCTTCTGCTGCTTGATCTCGCGCATCTCGTCGCGGACGTGGAAGATGAGGCCTTCGCCGGAGGTCAGGCCGCTCTTAATGCGCTTGGTGTTCCACTCGCCGTCTACCCGGCCTAGCACGCGGCGAACCTGGCCGAAGCTGGAACCCTTGCGACCTTTCGCTGTCGCTCCCACGATGCAGATGAACTCGTTGCAGAAGTGGGCTGTCCCCTCGGCGACGAAGTGGGCGCTGCACCGGCCGAGCATGTTCCCGATCATGACCAGCGACTGGAATAAAACGGCCGCAATGTCAGATTCTGTGTGTGGTTCGATAATTTTACATAGATCACCAATGACGCCATGGAACGCTGCTGGCGAAAGCGGCTGCGGCCAGGGCACGTAGTGGATCGGTTGCTCTGGTTCCTCGTCGGGTTCGGTGGGGGAAGGCTCCTGAGGGGTGGGGTTGACGTCGGTGTGGGCATGGTCGATGCCATTCAGGTACGCCGCGCCGTTCGTGCCGGCAATCTTCTTGTCGGCCTTGGCTTTAAATTCGGGAGACAATCCCTGCGGCTTGGTCTCTACCGCCCACTCGATGATCTCGTTGACGTAATCATCAGTCGGAGGAGTGTCAAAGCGCTGCGCCTCGGCGCGAATGATGTGGGCTATTTCCGTTGGAGACAAGTTCCTGGCCCACAAACTACAGACGTAGGAGACGATGGTGTTGTGCTGGGTGCCTTGCAGTATGCGCTCTGGAAGCTTGAAACCTTTAGATTTGATGTTAGGGCTGAGTGAGTTAAGGTAGTCTAGGGTTGGTTGCGCGTCATGAATTTCATTAGTGGAGTACTTCCATCTTCGTCCAGTGAAGGTGAAATACCTAGTGTGTGAGTATATCTCGATGCGCCCTTCTTTATAAGCAAAAGTAGTCGCTCGTTCTATTTTCCCACGGCACCAGAATTTAAGTCCGGTACCAGACGGAGACACCTCTCCATATGTATCTCCAAACCGTCTCACAATGTCTTTGGCCCAGTCTAAAAGTTCTCCGTCTTTTAGGCAGTTGTCGAGGTCAACGCCGACAAAAGGGTCTGACTCGTGGAAAACAAAACCAATCCCGGCTACCTTGCTGATGTTTTCCCTGTATATATCGATCGCCGACTCTATGTCTGTCCATGTGTTTGGATTGTCAACGGCTGCTTTTAGGCCGTTCAATTGGTACGGAACCTTGGTGAATCCAGTATCCTTCTTTACGTATTTCCATAACACCCATTGCTGCAGGTCCGCGATGTCAGGCGGTATCTGGCTGTGTGAGATAGTCTCACCGTAAAAGGCGCGAGGTTTGTCGCTCATGCTACCGGCACCCCGTCGTGATATTGAAGATCTTTGCTGATGTATAGAGTTACTGCGTGGCAGTCACGCCTGTCTTTGTACTTCCATCCGAGATCAATGGCTGCGGCGATAAACACTCCTTGAGGGATATAGACCTGCGCCCAGTTCTCGACAACGTGCTTCAGGTAATAGCTGGATGTGGTCGGTGACTTTACCTTGCGTTGCGCGGACAGCCATCGCCTGCACAGGATGAACAGGCTTTCGTCGCGGAATAGTGTATGCTGGCTGTCCTTGAACTTTTCTCCCGAAAAGACAACTCGGCCGTTCTCGGTTACACCGAGTCCGTTTCGGCAAAGACGAGGCTCTGCCTTGATTACCTTCTTGATAATGGACCTGTACTCAGACATTGGCGTCATCCTGTATTTCAGCCGGCTGGCGATCCCGGCGCCACTTCTCCCATCTCGCCTTGGAGGCAATAGAGGCGATCTCCGCCCGTCGCTCAGGGGACAATTTTTTATGGCGCAGCGCGACAAGAGCCTGAGCGATCTTGTTCTTGCGCAGTGTGGTGGGGGCGCGCATTGGTTCGTTCGTTAGCACAGGATTATATCCTATACCCGTACGTTAGCATTCAGCAACACCCCCAGATGAGGGTATAGTTACTGGCTGAGTGACGGACCCCCACCGTGGCGATACCCGCGTATGAGGGTAGTCATGCGCTACGCGCTACCAGACCTACTCGTGTGCTGAGGTAACCCACTCACGCGGAGGCCAGACGCCGAACTGCTGAAAGAAGCGATAGCTTGCATACCGTGGCGACAGCGGCGACCCGTCCTTCTTCCGCCCATTGCGCTGCTGCCAAAGGAAGCGTTCAAACTCCTTGCGCCGCTTGTCCTCCGGGATGATGGTGATGGTTCCGTTGTCGTGGTGGACTTCAAGTGTGCCGGCCTTGTGCTTGTACGACTTCTTACGCTTGACGGCGAACTTGTAGCCGCAGGTGCAGTGCGTGGCTCCTTGGTTGGCCACTGTGTAGCAGATGGGGCAGACGCTGAAATTGTCGGCAACGTCCGGGGTGGCAGGCGTAGTGAGAACGTCCTTGCCATGTGTCAGTACCCAGGTGCGGTCGCAGTCTGCGCGGCCGTGCGTGTAGATGTTACCGCCATGGTCGAGTACGATGCAGTCCGACTTGCCGGGGTATGAGCGCAACCCGCGTCCGATAGCCTGCAGGTAGACGGGCAGAGAGGACGTCTTCCGGTCGAGGATGACGCAGGAGATGCAGGGGATGTCGACGCCCTCGACGTAGACCGCGTAGCCGGAGACGACCTTGATGGTGCCGGCTTCCATCTGCTGGGATACCGTGTCGCGGATCTCATCGGGCGTGTTGGCGTCGATGTGGAGTGCTGGGATGCCGCGCTGGTTGAAGCGCTCGACGAGCTTGACAGACTCGGCTACGTTCGAGGCAAAGGCCATCGTCGGCCGGTCCTTGGCGTAGCGGAGCCACATCTCTATTGGGTCTGAGTACAGTCCCTTGCCATGCTCGGGTGGCCGGAGGTGGCGAACGGGGACGAGGTATCCCTGCTGGATCAGGGAACTGATGCCGATGGACTGCACCATGGAGGTGAAGTAGTCGGCGAGGCCCAGTCCGGTGGACCGGCACGGGGTAGCGCTAAGGCCGATAACCGGCGTGCGCGGGTAGCGCTGCAGTAGTTCCTGGTGCGTCTTTGCTGTCGAGTGGTGGCACTCATCGAGCACGATGAGAGTTGGCTCCCATGGCAGGTCGCGGTTGAGGAGCGTCTGCACGCTGGCGACTTGAACCGGTGCTTCCTGGTCGACGCGGCGGTTGCCGGATAGGATGACGCCGTGCCGGGTGCTGAGGCGCGCTGACGCCTGGTGGACAAGTTCGCGGCGTGCGGCAAGGAAGACGGCGCGTCCGCCTTTGGCGACGGCGTTTGATATTACGTAGTCTGCAAGGACTGTTTTCCCCCCACCGGTGCACAGGCAGTACAAAACACGCTTTGACCCATTACGAAAATGTTGGCGAATTTGATCCACTGCATCCAGTTGATATTGACGTAGTGCCATAAACAATAGTACAACAGGATGAGGGGGTTGGTTGTGGTTTACACTTTAAGAATTTCCAACGAAGAACTGAAGCGACTAATTGCAGATGGAGTCAGTATGAGCCAAATCAGCAGACAGACAGGCCACGACAGGCACACAATTGGACGAGTATTGGATTCGTTGGGAGTCGATAGACCGCCAAAGCATTCATGCCCTGGAAAAAAGAATCCAATGTGGAAAGGCGGTGTCATAACGGACAAAGATGGCTACAGGCTTATCTATATGCCAGGACACCCAAATTCTTCAAAGACAGGAAAAGGTAGGGCTGGTTACGTTCGCGAGCATAGGTTGGTAATGGAAGCTGTTCTTGGGAGGTACCTCGACCCTAGTGAGGTTGTTCACCACATAGACGGAAATAAACTCAACAATACTCCGTCAAACCTGGAGCTGTTCAGTAAAAACTCTGACCATCTAGCCAAGACGCTAAAAGGAAAACGTCCACAATGGACAGATGACGGGAAAGCCAGGATAAAAGAAGGAGTGTTGAAGGCAATACAATCGAACAAGGGCAGACATCAGTCTGAACAAGAAAGACTGAATAGGAGAATAGCCCAACTCAGACGCCATGGAAAGATTTAGTATATATGGTTTGTATTTAGTCACCATACAACTCAATTTGCCAGTGGGCGCTACCAGCAGTGGCCGCTTGGACCCGTCGCGGAAGTGCTGGCGCAGTTGGTTGACGCTATCGACCTGATACGGACGGAGGGAAGGTGTCGTCATACCATTCCTTTAGCATTTCGAGGGAGTCTGCCCAAGTGGCGAGGAACCCCTGGTGGATGCGCTTAGCCATGTACTCATGTTGGTCTTTGCGTGGCTTTTTGCCAGTGGCCTTGAGTTCCAACTCAAAAAGGTAGGCAGTAGTGGCGGTGGCCGGCTTGCGGCATACCCAATCGCATTCCCCAGGAGTGCCAACAGTGATAGGCGCTCCACCTGATACCGGTGCAAATGTGCCGACATGCTGCCGCCGGCACGTCCATCCCATCGAGCGCAGCCAGGTGATGCAGTCGTTGGTGACCTCGCGCTCCGTCAATCGCACTTGCGGTTGCTCCATATTTGCAGGTTGGCAATGTCCAGCGGCTTCGGCAAGTCGTCGCACCGCCAGCATATCTCCGGTACGTACAGGCTCATCTCCTCACCCCGGTGGCGCTGGCCGCAGACTTTGCAGGTCTGGAAATTAGGTGGCTTTCTTGGCATTATTTTGTTGACTCCACCACAGTATATCGTATACCATTACCTCAGTGGCGCTTACCTTTGAGAGTACATGTAGCTCATTTGGTAGAGCAACAGATAGCCAATCTGTGGGTAGCTGGTTCAATTCCAGTCATTCACCCCTAGCAATAGGGGATTCTCAGAAACTCGGCGCTGCGATTTTTCGGTGGTTACTGGTCTAGTCTACACGTCTGGACGAAAGTCCAAGTTCAGGTTCGAATCCTGAATCTGGCACCATATGCCAGATTCGCCTAATTGGTATGGCAACGTCTCAAAAGCTAAACCGACTCGCCACCGTACCCATAACCGATTACTGTGGTGTTTACATGCTGGTTCGAATCCAACTTTTTCCGCCAAAACTGGGAAAATAGCCTAACGGTAGGGCAATGGACGCATAGTCCATCAAACACATCACGACTCGTCGGTTTAACAAAAACCTGCTTACTGGAAAGTTTTCACGCATTTGACGCGAGAGGTCGCTGGTTCAAATCCAGCACGGTCCTTTCGGACCGTTAGCTCAGAGGTTAGAGCGCTTAAAAAGACTTACCGACTCGGCAGGTTTACAGAAGGAGAGAGAGATGGAAAGAGGGCTGACGCAACACCAGATCATCAGCGAATTGACTCGTTCATCGCATGGTGACTTCAAATCTTACGCGCCGATTGCTCGTCGTGCGCTTGTCGAAAATCCTGAGTTTTTTGCCCACCTTATCGCTTGGAATCAGCGTAAAGGGTCGATCAGAGACTCTAAGACGGCACTGCCGTTAATCGCTACCGAGAGCCGGCAAGACGCCGAACTGCTGGATAACGCGTTGGCCCATCTTGCGACGGCGTCCCCGAGAGACCTACTAAAAGCGTTGAAGGCTGCAAGGTCTGGGAAGATGGGCCATTGGCGTACGCTGAAGCGCTTCACTGAGCGGTACCTCCGAGCGCGTGAAGCGAACTGGTTTTGGTTCGAGAAATCAGTGCTTGGATTCCGTTCGGCCATGAAGGAACTGTATTGCCTCGCTAATGTGAAGGCCTCTCCTACTGCTGCGTCAGTGCTATTTCAGGGGTTCAGGCCAGAGAACTCCACGCTGGCAGTAGTGGCTGCATTGAAGGACATGCCTGCACTTGAAGCGGCCGGTGCTATTGCGTCTCGGAAGATCCCGTTCTTGATCGCGCGAGGTGCGATGGGCAAACGGATGGCTGAACCAGACGTCCTGCTGGCGCTTATTCAGAGTATGTCCGCTGACACGCTGACGACGAACATGAAGGCGCTGGAAAAAATGGGGGTCAAGACAAACCCGGCGCTGCGTGCTGCTGTTGAGGCTGGCTTGGTAAAGGCTTCTGCTAAAACTGGGTTCAAGGCGTCGAAGGCTGCTGAGTTTGTTTCTGACGCCACGCGCGAAAAGCTTTTGGCTGTTCAGGAGCGTCAGGCCGACAACATGGGAGTCGACGGAAACTGGCTCGTGTTGGCCGACAAATCTGGTTCCATGAGCTATTCGATTGACATCGGCCGGCATGTAGCGGCTACCCTTGCTCGTGTGGCAAAAGGCCGCGTAACGCTAGCGTTTTTCGACACGCAGGCCGGCCGTATCGACGCTACCGGCAAAACGCTGGATCAGATCAAGCAGGAAACCAGCCGAATTACAGCCAGTGGAGGCACTTCCATTGGCGTAGGCCTGGACTGCGCTCTCAATTCCAATGAGGAGTATGACGGTATCGCTATCGTTTCTGACGGGGCCGAGCACTATCCTCCGTTCTTCACTGACGTGTACAAGAGGTACTGCCAGAAATTCGGGAAGGATGTCCCGGTATACCTGTACCTGATGGCTGGAGAGCCAAACCGGCTGACTGCACAGTGTTTGGCCAACGGAATAGCCATCACTGAGTTTGACCTTCGCGGAAAGTCAGTAGACGGGTACAGCCTGCCGAACATCATCCAGACGATGCGTACAAATAAGTACTCGCTGTCGGACGAAATCATGGCGACACCGTTGCTGTCGTTATCCAAAGTCTTGAAGGAGAAAGAACATGATCGAGAAATTGAAGTCGTTCAGCTCGACGAAGTATTCGCTTGACGAACTGCTGGCGTTGTCGGCCTTTCAGCGATCCGTACGGCAAGAGTACGAATCTGTCTGGATAGACGTTCCTGACTGGCTAGACCAGTCTGGTCGAGCAATCTTAACTGCCATCAAGGATCGCGTACGCGACGAACTGGAGCGCAAGCTGGCTTCCGCTAAGGCGCGGCGTGCTTCGCTGAAAACTGCCGATGAGCGGCGAAAGGAAGCGGACGAGGAAATTGCAGCCATCACGGCCAAACTCGGTTAGCCAAACCGACAACCCAAACATCAACGGCGTCGTGGATATTCCACTGCGCCGTTGTTCCTTTTGTGGTCACTCATGGATCCCAAGGATGGCTCATCCTCCGAAGCGGTGTCCCAGGTGCCAAAAGAGGCTGACTGGTGTGATAATTATCTCCGATGCGACCATTTAATGAGATCATGTGGCTATCACTCGGAGCGGTGTTGATGTACTGGATGCTGCAGTCGGCGGCTCCGGTGGTGGTTCGGCTGGTACGGTGAGGGTGAAGCCGAACCCGTGGGGTGAGTTGTGGGTGAACGTGTGTCCGAGGTGTGGGGCGATCACGTTGCCTGAGGATGAGGCGAAGCATGATGGCTGGCATACTTATTCAGGCCACTCGATGGAGACTGCGAGGGAATGATGCGTCTGATAGGAATTGGCGGCAAGATGGGCGCCGGCAAGGACGAGGTGTCGAAGATCCTTGTTGGCTACGATTTCGAGCAATACTCGTTTGGTTCTGATTTGCGGGATGAAATATGCAAACACATGCTAGGCGGGATCTGTGCTCCAGACTGCCTATCAGATGAGGCAGTAGAGGCATACCGGGCGCGCGATTTTTTTGAGGTTTTCGGAAAACCAACGACGAAACGCATGAGGGCACTGCTGCAACAGTGGGGAACTGAGTTCCGCAGAAGCCAGGACCAAAACTACTGGACTGAAAAGATGCGGAGGGAAATACACAGAGCGCCGAGTGCCTGCATCTCCGACGTGCGATTCCCAAACGAAGCTGACTTGGTGCGCGAACTTGGAGGTAGAGTGTGGTTGATCAAGCGTCCAGAATGCCATGAGTCGACGCATATTTCTGAAAGCATTCCGTTTGAGCCAGATTACGTGATTCACAACACAGGCACACTCGACGATTTGGCGTCTGAGGTTAGGCTGGCTCTGAAGATTCAAGGGTATATTTAATGGCCCGACCTAAAAAAGAAGCCGCGCCCGTCCTTATAGATGAGGATGAGGAAGCGCGGAAGGTACTCGCTGAGTACCAGCGGTGGCGCCAGATGGTCGACGGGCAACTCACCGATGTGGAGTTGCGTCAAAGGATTGCGGCGTTGTCGGTGGAGAAGCAGAAGGAGTGGGCTGCGAAGGTTGCCTACTTCAAGAAAAAGGTGGAGTGCGCCGAGGCGCGGCTGAACTTTGACAAGTTTGTCAAAAAGATCAACCCTACCGACCTGCCAGGCCGGCACTTTGACATCCTGACCAATGCCTTCCACCGCATCGCTGCCGGCGAGTCCGTGCGGCTGATCATCAATATCGCACCTCGGCGCGGAAAGTCAGAGCGGTCGTCGTACCTGTTCCCGGCGTGGTTTATTGGCCGGTTCCCGCAGAAAAAGATCATGTGCATCACCAACGTCAAGACGCTGGCAAGTGACTTTGGCGCCAAGATCAGGAACTTGATGGACACGCCGGAGTATCAGGACGTGTTCCCGAAGGTGAAGCTGTCGAAGGACGCGCAGGCGAAGGACAAATGGCGGACGAATTTCAAGGGTGAGTACTTTGCCGGCGGCGTGGGTAGTACGGTGTACGGTCGCGGTGCCGATCTGTTGCTGCTGGACGACGTGCATAGTGAGCGAGAGTCGGCAGGTGGGCGCATGGAGCCTCCGACTAAAGACGACTACGACGCGACGTGGAACTGGTATCAGTCGATCCTAAGCCGGCTGCATCCTGGTGGCAGCATCCTGGTCGTCATGCAGCGCTGGTCGAAGCACGACCTGACTGGACGGCTGATCGAGGCCGCTAAGCGGTCTCCGGGGTCGCACCAGTGGGAAGTCATCACCCTGCCGGCTCTTGAGGAGGTACCGCAGCCAGACGGAACGGTGAAGTTGGAGTCGACGTGGCCGGAGTTCTGGAAGACCGAGAGCGTGCTGCAGTTGCGGGAAACGATGATGTCGGAGCCAGGCGGGGCGTGGCGGTGGAATGCCATGTTCATGCAGAACCCAGGCGCCGACAGCATGGCGATGATCAAGCGGGAGTACTGGAAGTATTGGCCAGACCAGAAAAAAGCACCGTCATGCGAGATGGTAATCCAAAGCTGGGATCTCGCGGCGACAGCCGAGGACAAGTCGAACTACTCCGCCTGTACTACCTGGGGGGTGTTCTCGACATCGGAGAAGGAAGATACGCCTGCGTACAACATCATTCTGCTGGACGCAGAGCGCGGCAAGTGGGACTTTCCGGAGTTAAAGAAAACGGTCATGCGGAAGTACCACTCGGTGGTGAAAGACGGTACTCCGGACTGCCTGCTGGTGGAAAAGAAGTCTGCCGGAATCCAATTGATCCAGGAACTGCGTGCTACGGGCGTGCCGGTCACGCCGTACTTGCCGGCCGGCAACCAGTACATGGGCAGGAACGACAAGCTAGCTCGCGTCAACCGGATCCTGGAGATCTTCACCTCCGGACTAGTCTGGGTTCCCAAGCGGGCATGGGCTAACGAGGTTATCGAGGAGTGTGCCGAGTTTCCTAACGGAGAGTACGATGACTACGTGGACACGGTATCGCAGGCGCTAGCCCGGTTCCGTGAGGGCGGGTTCATCCGATACGAGACTGACGAGGACGACGAGGTGGACGATACGCCGGCAGTCGGGGCCTATTATAACCTTGGATGAAGCGGACTATAAACTTGGCTAATTATGGTATAAATAATCAATGTTTGACAGAGTGACGCCCTACGAAGATGATCCAGCGGTTGTCGCCGTCGAAGTTGAGGTTTCCGAAGGGCCTCAAATAGAAGACGGGATGGTCATTTTTGAGGACGGATCCGCCGGATACGAGGAACTTCCCGTCGAGGCGCAGGAAGAGAAGTTCGAAGACAATCTGGCATTGACACTCGGTGAGAGCCGATTAACGCAGATCGGCTCTCAGCTTTTAGAAGATATCAGACAGGACAAAGACTCCCGTGCCGACTGGGAGTCAGCGCTTACTAAAGGCCTAAGCCTGCTCGGAACCAAGTCAGAGGAGATGACAACTCCGTGGCCTGGCGCTTGCGGGTTGTTCTCGACACTCATACCGGAGGCGGTTGTCCGGTTTCAGTCCAATGCCATCATGGAGATCTTCCCGCCATCTGGGCCGGCGAAGACGAATATCATCGGCCGGATTGACGAGGAGAAGGAAAAGCAGGCGCAGCGGGTTCAGGACGAGTTCAACTACCAACTCACCGAGAAGATCGACGACTACCGTGACGAGACCGAGAAGCTGCTGTTCGGGCTGGCGCTAAGCGGCGCCGCTTTCCGTAAGCTGTACAACGACCCGATCACTGGCCGTCCGGGCGCTCGGTACGTGCCGGCAGAGAAGCTGATCATCAACTACGGTTCGACGTCGCTAACCCAGGCGCAGCGGGTCACTGAGGTAGTGACCATGAACCGGAACGAACTGCGGAAGATGCAGGCGGCGGGGTTCTACCGGGATACGAGCGTCATTGAGAGCCTGCCCGAGTTCAGCGATTTGCAGCGGAAGAAGGATGAGGTCAATCACGAGGACCCTCCTCCGGTCATGGACGACGTGGTGGAGTTGTACGAGTCCCACTGCAACCTTGACATTGATGACCCGGATGGCATCGCTCGTCCTTATGTAGTCACCCTTGACACTACTGGCAAGATCTTGGCGATCTACCGGAACTGGGAAGAGAGCGACCCGTTCAAGCAGAAGATCCCGTCGTTCGTGCAGTACACGTACGTACCCGGCCTGGGTGCTTATGGGTACGGCCTGCTTCATTTGATAGGCGCCTCTGCAAAGACGGCGACCATCATTCTGCGTCAGTTGATCGACGCCGGTACGCTCAACAACATCCCCAGCGGGTTGAAGGCTAAAGGGTTACGGATGAAGGGGGACTCTTCCCCGATCCGTCCTGGGGAGTGGCGGGAAGCTGAAGTCAGCGGCATGAAGCTGTCTGAGTCGTTCATGCCACTGCCGTACCGGGAGCCGTCGTCCGTGCTGCTGGCGCTGCTGCAGCTAGTGGCGGAAGAAGGTCGCAAGCTAGGCTCCATTGCCGATGTCGAGATCGGTGACGTATCGGCGAACGCTCCGGTAGGAACGACGCTTTCCATCATGGACCGGGCGATGAAGGTGATGAGCGCTGTCCAGGCTCGACTTCACGCCTCGATGCGCCAGGAGTTTAAGATCCTCGGCCGGCTGATACGCGACTCCATTAAAGAGGAGTACGACTACGAGGTCGACGGGCCACGGGAGATTCGCCGGTCTGACTTCGATGACCGCATTGACATCATCCCTGTTTCCGACCCGAACGCGGCTACGCTTCCGCAGCGGGTGACACAGTACCAAGCCGCCATCCAGATGGCCGCTACGGCGCCGCAGATCTATAACCTGCCGCTCCTGCACCGCAAGGTCATCGAGATTCTGGGAATTCGGGATGCGGACAAGATCGTGCCCGACCCGGAGAAAGTGAAGCCATCAAACCCGGTCGAGGAGAACATGGCGCTGATCACGATGCGGCCGGTGAAGGCGTTTGAGTGGCAGGACCACGCTGCGCACATTGCCACGCACCAGGCGTTCTTTGAGGATCCGAAGATGCGGGCGACGGTGGGCCAGAACCCCAACGCGAATATGATTGCCGGCGCCATCCAGGCACACATCGCGGAGCACTTTGCCTATCAGTACCGGGAGCAGATTGAGCGTGAGCTTGGTTCCCCGCTGCCGCCGCTGGGCGAGATGCTGCCTGGAGACGTGGAGAGCAACCTGTCTATGGCTGTTGCTGAGGCTGCGCGGCGCCTGCTGGGCAAGGATCAGGCTGAGGCTGCTGCGGCCGAGGCGCAGGCTAAGATGCAGGACCCCGTGCTTCAAATCCAGATGCAGGACCAGCAGACGAAAGCCGCCGCTGTTCAGCAGAAGCAAGCACAGGCGCAACTTGAGGCTGAAGTGGAGATGAAGAAGGCGGCTGAGCGTGAGCGCACTGAGCGTGAACGCATCAAGAGCCAGGAGCGGATGGCCGCTGAGGCCGCTATTGATCGCAACGAGCAGTTCCTGGCTGAGTTGAAAGTCGAGCACGAGAGGATGAAGTCAGAGACTCAGCGCACGCAGGCGCAGATCCTGGAGATCCTTGCTCGTGTTGAGCAGATGGGGAGAGGTAGCACGCAGCAGCAATGAACCTAAAGCGCAAGTACATCTCGATGCTGGAAGAGAAGATCGCGTTTGAAAGCAATATACTGTGCGATGGTCAGTGCGAGAACATCGGGCAGTACAACTATGCGTGCGGGAAGATTTACGGTTTAAGAATGGCCATCGAAGCGTTTGAAGAGATGGTCGCGTCAATGATGGAAGAAGAGAAAGTGGAGGACGTAGAATGATTGCAGAGGCTATCCGCACATTTTCGGAAGTCGCAATTGAAGATTTGCCGCAGCCGCAGGGGTACCATATCCTTGTTAAAATGCGGAAGGTATCAGAGAAGATCGCCGAGGGTAGCGTGCTCTACGCCCCTGAGTCTCGCGTGCATGACGAGACACTGGCGTGCCCGTTAGCCGAGGTCATGATCATGGGGCCGGAGTGCTTCAAAGACGAGAAGCTGTACCCGGCCGGACCGAGGTGCAAGGTTGGTGATGTTATCCTCATGGCGCCCTATGCCGGCCAGCGCATCCTCGTCGGGACTGACGTTCAGGCTGAGGAGTATCGCATCATCCCCGACGCCGTTGTGTCGGCCATCGTGCCCAAGCCTGGCCTGGTGCGGAGGAACATGTAATGAACCCCAACTCCATTGACGAAGCCATTGAAGTACCGGTTGAGGAGACGCCATCCGCTGACGGTGAGATCGAGATCGTAGTTGAAGAGGAACCGGGGCAAGAGCAGCGCCGGCCGTTCAACGAGGAAGAGATCAAGGCGCTGGAAGAGAAGGACGCCGAGGACATCGACAAGTACCCCCGGCCGATCAAGAAGCGGTTTGAAACCCTCACCTACCA